CTCCTAAAGAAAAAGAATAGGAGTAGTTAAGTTATGTATATAAAGCAAAGTACAAATGTTAATATTCTTGTAGGACCTTTTATTGATAGCACTGATGGTACAACCCCTTTGACAGCTCTTTCCATTGGAGCTTCTGATGTTCTTATCGGAAAGTTTGGTAGTGGAGCGTTAAGTGCGAAACATAGCTCCGTTGCTCCTTCTCATATTAGTAACGGGTACTATTCTGTTGATTTGGATGCTACAGATACCAATACAATAGGACAATTGATTATAGTTATACAAGTTTCAGGCGCACTTCCTCTGGATGCACCTTATACACTTTTGTCAGCTTCTTCTTATGAAGCGTTTACAAATAGAGCTACTATGGATATCAATTATACGGACGATTAATGAAATGTCCAGTTTTCTAAAAGTCATAGACGAAGCTTTTCGATCGGCAATTTACGCAAAGTTTCAGGACGATATGGGATTTTCTTCCATAGAAAGTAATGATGTTATCTTTTATCCAAAGGAAGTGGCTCAAAGAATAATCGCTGAGAAGAGAGGAGTCGCTACTGTAGAATTTGCCAATGTTTGGAGAGCCGGGACAAATATAGATTGGTCTCGTCAACGAACTCCTGTAGCAAGAAGGGGGTTGTACGGATCTTACATAGATGGAGAAGCTGTTTCGTCTGAAATATCAGGAACAAAAATTGGACTGTTCAATGCAAAAGCAGTTCCAGCTACTTTGGATTATAATATTTGGTTTTGGTCACAGGATAAAGATAAGTTGAATTCTGTAACCGAAACATATATGTTTTGGAAGCATGTAAATCCCAATTTGGATGTGTATTATAATGATATATATCCGTTAGAGTTTGATCTTCATTTTGGAGAAATAGTTGACGAATCTGACATTCCGTCAATGATTGAAATAGGAAAAGTATTCGTAATTCGTGTTCCTGTTCGAATTGAAGGATGGGTATTTAGTACTACTACATCCAGAACTATCAAGAAAATCATTGTTACGATTTATGATGAAGATGATATTAAGGATGTTCGAGAGTGGCTTACGGATGCTACAGACGAAGAGAAGGATCTTCTTCGTTTATACCAACAAATAACATATGCGGATGAATAGGCAAGAATAAGGAGTCCATTATGGGTATTTATGTTAGTCCTGGTGTTTATGTCAAGGAAAAGGATATTTCCGATATTATTCCAAATGTATCCTCTACTACGGCGGCATTGGTAGGATACTCTGTGAAGGGAAGTTTGGAGGTAAAGACTATTACTACTTCACAACAATTTATCAAGGAGTATGGAGAACCAGATCCTGGTAACTACTTCCATTATTCAGCTCTGGCGTTTCTTGAGAACGGAAATACGTTATATTGTTTAAGAGTGGTCAATGGAGCTTTGTATGGTGGAATGAACGTAGTTTCCAATACCAGTGAAGAAGATTCTGCAGGATTTTCTGTAGGAGTTTCTACCCCTGGATTCTTTAATGATTCTATATTGGAAGATGAATTGTTTTCTATTTATGGGAAGGATCCTGGTGTCTGGAATAACAGAATATCCATTGTAATTCGAGACGTCAATGACTTGTATTATGGAGGTGATTCTAATTTCCCAGCGGAAGAAGTAGATCAATACTCCTTTACAATTGATGTTTACTATCAGAACGATGATGGTGTGGATGAACTCGTCGAAAGTTGGACAGTCAGTAGAAAACATAAAACGGATGGATATGGACGTCAGATGTATTTGGAAGACCGTATTAACGATTTTAGTGACTATATTTTGGTAGCTGACAATACAAGTATCGATGATACAGTAGTTCCAAAAGCAAATTCAACAGCTGTTGACATGTCTGGTGGATCGGATGGAAATCAAGCAACTTCTTCTCAAATAGCCACTGGATGGGAAGAGTTTGAAAATCCTGATGATATTGATGTTCGTATTCTAATCAATGGAGGAGTCACCTCCGTAACCGTCCAGCAGGCAATGAAGGATATAGCTGAAAGTAGGAAAGATTGTATTGCTATTTTGGATATGCCCTACGATTATATAACATCTGTAGATAGTATGGTAAGTTGGAGACGTTCTATACAAAACTTTAACTCCAGCTATACCGCTTTATATGCTCCGTGGGTAAAAATCAATGATCGATACAATGATAGAATATTAGAAATTCCTCCATCCGGATACGTAGCTTCGATGATTGCATATAACGATTACGTTGCACAGCCTTGGTATGCTCCTGCCGGTTTTAATCGTGGTATTTTGAATGTTCTTAGTATCTCCAGTGTGTTTTCTCAAGGAGATAGAGATCAATTATATAAATATCAAATCAATCCTCTTCAGACCTTTAGAGGACAAGGCAACGTTATCTGGGGGCAGAAGACACAGCAGGTTAAGGACAGTGCATTAAGTAGAGTTAATGTCAGACGATTACTTATTATCATTGAAAAATCTATTTCTATAGCTCTTCAGAACTTTGCATTTGAACCTAATAGTGAGTTTACCAGATTTCGAATTGTTTCCATTATTACAGAATATATGGATCTATTGTCTTCTCAAGGAGCTTTTCAAACGGAGCTTGGAGATGATGGATATAAGGTAGTCTGTGATGAGACAAATAATACACCAGCAGTCATAGATAGAAATGAACTTCACGTAGACATTTTTATCAAGCCAAGTAGGGCTGCTGAATTTATTCAGTTGCAAACGATTATAACATCAACTGGTGCGTCTTTCGAGGAATTAGTTTCCAAGGGCGTTATGCTATAAGGAGAATAGTCATGGTCCAAATGGGCGTAGATAACTTCCGTAATAATCTTACGAATCCACAACGTACGTATTTGTGGGAGTTTCAGTGTGCTAATCCGATAGGTGGAGGGGACGGAGAGACGTTAGTTCTTCGTTGTCAAACAGCCGAGCTTCCTGGACGCTCACAAGGAGCGATTTTGATTCCATTCAAACAATCAGCAGGAATACAAGTTCCGGGAAAACTATCCTACACACATTCACTTACGACCACTATGATAGAAGGTGAAGATAAAGCTGTTCATGACATTATTCATGCGTGGATGCAGCGGATTGTCAATGATAAAACCAATATAGGAGTTGGAGATCCTCTTATCAAGACGGATATATATCTTAAGTTGATATCTACAAAAGGAGAGGAGACTATGAAGATCCGTCTTGTAGGATGTTATCCACAAACTCGTGCGGAGATCCCTTTGACGTATGATGGTGAAGGAAACGTAATGTATCCAGTAACGTGGAGTTATGATCGTTGGGAAGAAGTTGACTAATGTCAAGATTATCAGATTACATCTCTGCAGTCTTAGGACCCCAACCTGTACTTCCTTATCATAGGACGTACAATTGGGACTTTCTCATGTTTTTTAGTATGGGAGTAATCCGTGGAGAACTCCTTTCCAAATTCTGTCAGGATGTCCAGTTTGGAGGCTATTCCATACGGGATCTTACGGAATTACGTTGGGGAGGACGAGCAGAATTTTTCCCTGGGCAAATGTCTATAGATAGATTGACTGTTACTTTTGCAATTCCTTCTCCTGATATTGTTGGGCAATTTTTTAGGGCCTGGCGTGAGAAAATTATTAGTAAGAAAGGATTTTACGGACTTAAAAATGAGTATAAAAGAAATGTATATGTTTGGCTGGAACATACAACATACTTTCCTACTTCTCGATACGTTTTGAAAGGTGTATATCCTCTTTCCGTGGAGACCTTGAGGCTATCTTATAAGGAGGAGTCCGTTCTTCATTACAGTATAGAATTTTCTGTAGATCGAGTGGAACTATCAGGTATAGCCGAACTGGCTGGAGATATTTTTAATTTTGCAAAAGGTTTGTTCTAATGATTTGGAAAGGATGGACCAATTATGAGCAAAGGGTTTCAAGTTGTCAAATTGCCCTCTTTATGCCGAACGTATACTGGAGTAGATCCAGAAAATATAACCATTCGTCCTCTAACAGGAGAGGAGGAACGAATACTTGCAGAAACGAAAGTTTCTAATTTTGATAGAAAAATATTGGAAGTACTTAAGAATGTTGTCAAGGGAGTAGATGTATCCCTACTTACATTGTGGGATCGTTT